TCGGGTTGAACTTAACGAGAAAAACAATTAAAGGAGGAAGCATGGAAACGAACGAAGATAGCAGCATTTTGGAAATAATGGCGTCGTTAAAAGAACTATTAGAAAAGAATTTTCCAGAGGTCATTCATTTGGATGAAGATGACGAAGAATAGTTGCATTTTTTTGTAAAAATAGGCATATTGGCTGGAGAGTTTATACTCTTCCTCCCAAGCCTTAAATGGCTACCGCTACCCGAGTTCCCATAACATGCTCGGGCGGCGGTTCTCTTAAAGAGAAGGTACTCAATGCCCCAAAAACCCATACCACGCACTACCGGCAAAGGCGGTAATTACCGAAAGACGAAGTCCGGTGCGGGCATGACGGAAAAAGGCGTTGCGGCTCATCGACGAGCAAACCCCGGTTCAAAGCTGAAAACGGCTGTCACAGGAAAAGTTAAAGCGGGAAGTGCGGATGCAAAGCGGCGTAAATCGTTTTGTGCGCGGTCAGCGGGGCAAATGAAAAAGTTTCCTAAAGCGGCTAGAGACCCAAACAGTCGGCTGCGACAGGCAAGAAAAAGGTGGAAATGCTAATGGCTACACGTTCAGGTTTGTACGCAAACATTCATGCAAAGCGAAAGCGTATTGCGGAAGGCTCAGGTGAAAAGATGCGAAAGCCCAATACCAAGGGTGCCCCCACTGCCGCTAACTTTAAGAAAGCAGCTAAAACAGCTAAACGCAAAAAGTAACTTGGGAATGGTGGTAAATGAAAGAAGCAACGGATTTAGTTGAAAGCGTTGAAAACTTGGCGAATGAGATTCGTCGTGTAGCTAATAGTTTAAACAAATTATTAGAGCGTTTGGAAGCGGAAGAAATAGCGGAGAGCCGCTACGAAAATTAGATTAAAGTAGGCTACTGCGGCGACTATCCCAAATGTTTGGTAAACCCAAGCGGCTGATCCGAAGAACACGTATTCCATTTTTTATACTTTCTTTTTAAATACCATTTATAGCATCGAAAGTAATCATAAAAAAGGTAAGGTTTTTCGTTGAATTGAGCTTTTTCTGAACAGTTTTCTGTCCAGATTAACCTGCAAAAATTACGAAAACTGATCGTCACTTTTACGCACCCTTGCGTCTTGATTGTCTAGACGGCGAGCCTCATTCATTCGGTATTCCTTCCATTCGTCAAAGATTAACCGAATTTGACCCGAAAGAGTTCGTCGTTCCATCGTAGCGATGGCTCGGATTTGTTGATAGACCGACAAAGGCACTATCATTGATTTCCATTTAGAGGTGTCCATATAGGTAAGTATACGATTATGTGTGATCTATTTCAACTGCCTCGCCCCAACTTGGGCCCATTTCTATGTCGCACCTATTCGGCACGTTTAAAGGGATAGCCGATTCCATAAGGCCCGCGATCCGTTTAGCGTGGTCCGCGTCCCGCACGCTGCAACCTAATTCGTCGTGTACTTGAACGAGCGGCAGTTCACCTGATTCGTATACGTTGACCATTGCCTGTTTAGTCATGTCGGCTGCGGACGCTTGTATGAGCCTGTTTAGCGCCTTGTAGGTATATGCTCGTTTAAGGCTTGTTGTTGGCCCGTAGGCTGCGAGTGCTTGTTCTAGGGGTAAAGCTTTGTTGATGCCGTAGGATCTAGGCTCCCACTGGTTGAACCGGCATTTTCTGCCGCCAAGGCTTCTAACGCTGCCATCGTTTCTGTTGTTATCGACTGCCAGTGCGACGCCGCTCATTAATTCTTTAACAAAAGGAACGCGGGAGTGGTACTGCTGGGTGAGCGCCTTGGCCTCGTCGAAACTAACGTCTAATTGTTCTGATAGTTTTCCGATACCCATTCCATACATCATTCCAAGGTTGATGGTTTTGGCTTGTTTTCTAGGGATTTTTGCCATGTCTGCCACCATGCTGTGGAAGTCCATTTTGGGATTGTTCTGGTAGCCGTCTACAAATTCATCAATAGACGTTGATTTTTGTTTTTTGTAGGTGGCGTAATTTTTAGCGAAATGCACCAAGATGCGTGGTTCTTGCTGCGAGAAATCTATTGCGGCCCACTGTTGGCCTTCTTCTGGCAGGAATAAGGACCGGATCATTGGTCCTATTACGGGGTCGCGGGCAGGAATCTGCTGTAGGTTTGGACTGTTCATTGAGATTCTTCCGGACACGGTTCCGCCGTCATCGGATCTAATTTGGTTGATGTGCGAATGGATCCGTCCGTCATCGCCCATGTGCCGCAGGATTGTGCTAAGGAAAGTTCCCTGCGTTTTGTTAAGTCCGCGAGCTTTAACGATGAGTCGTGGGAATTCGTGCGGGTGTTCTGTAAGAAACGATTTAGTGAAAGACGGAGCGCCTTTTTCTGTTTTCGGATAAGTTATGCCGACCTTGTCAAAAGCTTTGGAAATACTTGCTGCTGCCCAAATCTCGACGTTGAGGCCGGACATCCGTTTAATTTCTTTTAAAACTTCTTTTTCTTGTTTGAGGATAAGCTGTTTAGTTTTCTCGACGCGGTCTATGTCGATTCGAATCCCGCGCCAAGTCATGTCTATTAAGCAAGGCGTGAGCCGTGTTTCGAGGTCAAAGACATTTGATAAGTTATCTGTCTGTATTTTTACTTTAAAGAAGTTGTAGAGTTCTAGTGCCAAGACGGCATCTTGTTCAGCATAGGGTCCGACAAACGCGGCGGGTAGTTTCCATAGTTCAGCTTTTGGATCGACCCCAAAGTCTACGGCAGCGGCTGTTAAAAGTTTTTCGCTTTTTGCTTTACCCAAGTAGTCGAAAGCCAGCGCGTTAAGGCTGAAGCTAAAACGATTTTCATCCAGCAGTGAGCCCATGACCATTGTGTCGATTAGTTTTCCATTTACAGGGATGCCCAGTTGTCGAAGCCATCCCGCATCGTATTGAGCGTTGTGCATAATCTTAGGACAGTCCAGAGCCATTTGTTTTTTAACCCAGTTTAATGCAATGCGTTTGTCTAGGTTCCCGCCGCCCAAGTGTTCAAAGGGTAGGTATCCTTTCCACCCATCCACAGCTATGGCAACACCTACGACCTTGCCGTTTCCGGTTGGCCAACCCGGCCCTGCATTTTTAAGGTTTGGATCACAAGTTTCCAAATCCACAGCTATTTCTGACGCGCCGGAGAGATCGGGTAGCTCGGTAGGAGCGGTCCATTCAGATTCATTGGTAAACATTGGAAACTGAAGTTTGGTTTCAATTTTCATGTGTTGAGTCCTCTAGACCTATTATCCAAGGGTTTGGATCGGTGGTACTTTTTTCCACTTTTGTTTCTTGCGTTTCTATAATCATTTCCAGATAGTGTTTAGCCTTGAGTAAATCGCGTAATTTCTCGGCTTCGTTCTTGCCTTTGAACGGCCATCGTGTTAGGTATTTTATGACGTTGCCTTCACACCAGCCCAAATTGTTTTTTAAAATGTAATCAGAGGGCTGAATTTTCAGTTTTCTGTAATGATCACCCCCAATTTGCTTGTTAAATGAACTCATATGATGTAGTACCTTGTGAAATTTGCAGGTTGCAAAATGAATAAAGATTTTTTGGCTCTAGTGACGGCCACGTAAAACACTCTGTGCAGTGAATCGGGATCTGAACGCAGGGAACTTTCTGCGGCCGCGGTCAAGTCTGTGAACAATAAAACGTTATCGGCTTCGCCACCTTTTGACCCGTGGATCGTGGACAGTCTTATACGGGGTGTTCCCCCTATGTTTTCGTTCCTACGCATTAGTGCGTGGATATAGGCCTTATCAACATCGGGCAATCTATCTAGAGCGGCTTCCCAAGACGTACCTTTTTCTACCAGAAGTCCCCATTCGGACACTAATTGTTCGTAGGTAAAGGTTTGGTCATCGGGCGCAATGATTTTTTTAAAGCCTCTAGCAATCTTATCACCGTTTCCTGTCATATAACTGTACGCCGCCAAGACTCCCGTCAGGTTAACGTTCTCTCCGTTATTCAAACGTCTCCAAGCGTCTAGAGCTGTTCTAATTTTTTGCGGGATGCTGAGATGGCTGGCGTACTCAAAGAAATACCCTTGCTGTTTTAAATAATCTCGAACAGGTCCATATTGGAA